AATGTACGAATCCAACATACTATTTAGTATAGGATACTGTCGTAAAGTCCTTACAAAATCCGGCGTGGGTATTTCGCGGAAATGTTGTTTCCCACATGGGACGATGCACAAGATGATAGCATGCCGATGCGTATGTCGAACTCACACGAGTGACGAGTCACGAGATGATAGCATGCCGATGTGTCATTCGAACTCACACGAGTGAAGAGTCACAAGATGATAGCATGCCGATGTGTCATTCGAACGCACACGAGTCACAAGATGATAGCATGCCGATGTGTCATTCGAACTCACACGAGTCACAAGATTATGCTCCCCAAACGAAGATTTTGGCAGGATGAACAAAGATGAGATGCGGATTAGTGAAGCGCTGTTCAATAGTTCGTGGCCAAAATTGAGTACTCACGACCTTGAAAAGTGCTTCGAAAATCCGGATTTCGTCTTTTGTTCGGCCTTCCAAAATCTTCGTTTGGGAGGGGTAAAGATAAGCAGGACGATGCACAAGATGATAGCATGCCGATGTGTCATTCGAACTCACACGAGTGACGAGTCACAAGATGATAGCATGCCGATGTGTCATTCGAACGCACACGAGTGAAGAGTCACAAGATGATAGCATGCCGATGTGTCATTCGAACTCATACGAGTGACGAGTCACAAGATGATAGCATGCCGATGTGTCATTCGAACGCAGACGAGTCACAATATGATAGCATGCCGATGTGTCATTCGAACTCACACGAGTCACAAGATGATAAGCAGGACGATGCACAAGATGATAGCATGCCGATGTGTCATTCGAACTCACACGAGTGACGAGTCACAAGATGATAGCATGCCGATGTGTCATTCGAACTCACACAAGTCACAAGATGATAGCATGCCATTGTGTCTGTCGAACGCAGACGAGTCACAAGATGATAGCATGCCGATGTGTCATTCGAATTCACACGAGTGACTAGTCACAAACAAGATGATAGCATGCCGATGCGTCACTCGAACTCACGAGTCACAAGATGATAGCATGTCGATGCGTCACTCGAACTCACACGAGTCACAAGATGATAGCATGTCGATGCGTCACTCGAACTCACACGAGTCACAAGATGATAGCATGTCGATGCGTCACTCGAACTCACACGAGTAACAAGATGATAGCATGTCGATGCGTCACTCGAACTCACACGAGTCACAAGATGATAGCATGTCGATGCGTCACTCGAACTCACGAGTCATAAGATGATAAGCATGTCGATGTGTCTCGAACTCACGAGACACAAGATGATGGCATGTCGATGCGTCACTCGAACTCACGAGTCATAAGATGATAAGCATGTCGATGTGTCTCGAACTCACGAGTCACAAGATGATAGCATGTCGATGCGTCACTCGAACTCACACGAGTCATAAGATGATAAGCATGACGATGCGTCTGTCGAATAATAGCATGAGGATTGTGTTCGTAGAAGGACGTCGCATCAGTCTTGTTAAAGGGCGTGCGTGCGAGTCGTGTTAAAGGACTTGCGTGCGATTCGTGTTAAAGGGCGTGCGTGCGAGTCGTGCAACATGGCGATGTGTCATTCGAGCGCACACAAGTCACAAGATGATAGCATGCCGATGTGTCTGTCGAACGCACAGTCTCACTATTCACAAGATGATAGCATGCCGATGTGTCTGATAGTCTCACTAGTCACAAGATGATAGCACGTGAAGTTTATGCTCCCCAAACGAAGATTTGGGAAGGATTGACAAAGATGAAATCCGGATTTTCGAAGCACTTTTCAAGGGCGTGAGTACTATATTTGGGCTACGAACCATTGAAAAGTCAGTCGAAAAATCTGGCGTTCCTCTTTTTTCACTCCGTCTAAAATCTTCGTTTGGGGAGCATAAAGTTGGTGAAAAACAAAAAGTACATTTAAATGCAAATCGAACACCACACATTCGAGTACATCTACCTAAATACGTCAAATCCCGATGTCGCGTCGATGCAACTGACTTTTCAGGTGGACGAGGTTGCAGAGCTTCATCATGCGCTCGTGAAACTGTGGACCTACTGCATCGCACGCATCACCAACGCATGCGAGCCGGGTGCACCCTATTGGACCGTTGACTTTTTACGAATTAGTAGCGATGTGACATCGGCCGTTACCAAGTTGTTTGAAAAGATTGGAATCGCCGTTCACATCGATGGTACCGACTCGAAGTGTCCCCTGTCCGCTTACACTTCGAGCGTTTCTGGTCCAGGCTTTACACATTCCATTCAGTTTAGCGTCAAGGGAATGTCCAGTCGGAACTGCAACGCCACCTTTCGAATGAATGCTGGTGCGGTGGTCTCGTGATGGGTTTCGACTGTTTGAGAAGGCGTGCGTGACGGTCGGACGCCGGCCATGTAGCGAACAAAAAATTGCGCAATTTCGCACCCACTACTTAACGAAGGAACTTTCATACGCGAGTACTCAACAATCAGGTCAAGTTACAATGGACACTAAAATGATTGAAAAGAAATGTATCTAATTGGCCTGATTGTTGAGTACTCACGTATGAAAGTTCCTTCGTTAAGTAGTGGGTGCGAAATTGCGCAATTTTTTGTTCACCATACCGTCGCGACGGACGGTGCCTCGTCGCCCAGTGGAACAGTGGCACTTCACCAACATGACATAATGTGGCGACTCACTGGCGAGCAAAACAGTGGCGTGAGTACCATATTTGGGCGACAAAACGTTCAAAGGTGAAAACGCACTCTGAAAGGTTGGTTCGGCCTTCCCAAATCGTCGTTTGGGGAGCATAAATTTGTTGCTCGCGATGCGCACCCTCCACGTTAAAAACATGCCATGCGACATAACCAGGATGGCGCGTGTCGCTCCCCCCAAACCTGCTAAACTACCCACCCACAAGCGCAAGGCGACGATACCCAAGGCAATCCGAGAGCAAGTTTGGTGCGAAAAGTTCGGGCAGGCGTTTTCTCACAAATGCTCGACCCGATGGTGCTCCAATTGCATTACCGTCTTCGACTTTCAGATCGGGCACGATATTCCGGAAAGCAAGGGTGGGACGCTCGCGATAACCAACTTGATTCCCATTTGTAGCCGATGCAACCTGTCCATGAGCAACGTGTATAGCTTCAAAGAGTGGGAGCGTCTATCCGCACCGTCGACGAACAGCTGGTGGAGACGCATCTTCAACTGGAATCGCCCTCGTATCCGGGAATCCTCGTGACGCGTCGCCACTCACCCCGCCCATGGACGACCGACCGCTCGGCGTCGCGAGTCCACCGTGCATGACTGCCATGATGACTTCTTCGAGTGGCTCGATGGTCGCGAGGGCGGAGAGCAGCTCACCGTTCGCTCGGTCGAGGACGACCGTCCATGCCCCACTGACAATATCGAACGTCTCCGTGAGGGAGAAACTGGCATATCCTCGCTCGCGATGGGGCCGCTCGCTGAATACGTAGATGGTACGCTCGTTTCTCGCAGACACGAAGAAGCGTCCCGTGCGAATGGACCGACGGCTGTGCATATCGCCGACACCGATGATCCGGTCGGTCAAGACTTGGTAAGCCGCGACGGTTTGGACGTGCGTGCATTCGTAAAGCCCGGTCGAAACCGACCCTCCGATGACGTATATGCACTTGTCGACGACGACGGACGTGCAATCAAACCTCGAAACGGGCGTACTCTTCAAAGGCTTCCATGTGCGACGTTTCATGTCAAAAACCTCGTCCGACGGGCAGGCGTACATGTACGGCGATAGGACGCCCGACTCCTGCGACTCGTCCAGTGGCCGACGCGTCAGACCGCCGAATACAAACACCCGACTCCCGACCGCGGCGGACGTGCAGCGCACACGCGGGTGCGCCATCGGCGGCAGTCGCTCCCATCCACCCGTGGCGGTGTCGAACGCCAGCGACGTCGCCCCCACAAAGACGATGTACCGACCCGTGACCGACGCGGACATCTCGCGGGGGTCAACCGCACCGAAGTGCGCGCGGGACGGCATCGCACCCGCCACGTGCCACTCGTTCTCGCGATAGACGAACACGTCGTCGTCGCGTGGGCCACCGCCGAACACAAACACCGAGTCGTCCATCGCAACACACAGGGTGGGGCCGACGTGGCGTGGGATGTCCGGCACCCTCGTCGTCCTGTTCGTCGCCATATCGTAGCGAATCACCTTCGTCCACGACCGAGGGGCGTCCTCGTCGAAATCGTGCGGGAATATTCCGACGAAAAACACCGACGCGGGGCGACACCTCCGTATCGTCTCTCGCCTAGCATCGAGGCACTGCAACAGGACCGGATGGGCTGTGTGGAAGCGTCGGTCTTGTAGCAGTCGTTCGATGCACGCGAGCGGCAGTTTGCCGATGCGCAACCGGCTGAGCAGCGCACCGGCGTCCGCGTCGCCGTGTTCTTCACTCCACGCGAGCGACAACTCGACGGCCATATAGACGCACACCGCATCCGACGTGAGCAACTCGACCACCGCCTCCGCCGAGAGGCGCCGCAAGATGCCACGTCGCTCAGCGTCGTGCATGGTCCGCAGCGCACGTGCTACAAACACCGATACGCGCCCCATCAGTCGCAAAGACCCCACTGCGCTCGCCGACGTCCAATAGTCCAAGCAATGCCGTTCCAACTCGTCGATGTCGAAGTGGTCCAAGCATCGCGTCTCGAGGTCACCGATGCCCAAACGACACGCCAGTTGGAGCAACGTGAGCGCGTCGTCGGCGTCTCGGATATGGACGACCCCTGTGTACATCCACTCGACGATGCGTCGTAACGCTACACCATCGACGTTGTTAAGCACGACAGTCAACACGACGGTCGTCACACCGGGCGTGCCACTCGACCGCCCCAGTAACGTCGCGGTCGACGCTGCGAAGAATGTAGAGTGATGAGCAGCGACTTCAGAGTGCAATCCCAACCTTTCATCGCCATTTACAATGACGAGCATATCCACATGCTGACCAGTTTGGTAGAGCGAGTACATGCGCCTCACAAGCATCGCTTGGTACGATGCTTGTGACATTTAACACACGCTTTTATTTTCGTCGATGCACAGGATGGGGGTGTCGTCCCTGAGGTGCCAGTCGCATGACGCCACCCGCCGACCAAGCGTTGCACTCAGTGCACTGGCTAGCTACATGACCCTCCAGGAACCAACTCGGGCATGCAACCACAAGCAGAACCATGGCCGGAATGGATGCGATTTTACCCTACCAAACGAAGAGCTGGCCCATCACTTTTCAAGGGCGTGGGGACTCCATTTCGGCCACTTAATTTGGGCCACGAACAAATGTAAAGTGCATCCTTCTTGGAGACTCAATGGAGAGCATAACAGTGCGACTTGAACGACGACGTCTCTCCAGTGAGTCTCCACCATGCGTGTAGGGGGTTAAAGATACACGGATTCTATCACATAGCGCGCATGCCAACGAGAATCGCCCTTGTGTTACGCGGACACATTCGTGATTCCTTTTCGAATGACGGTCTTAGGCGGTTCTTGGTGCAAATCTCCAACGACCCCCGCTTGTGTGTTCATTTGTACATGCAAACCTGGGAGTATCAAGAGGCATCGACAGAGTGCAGTTGGCGGGAACTGAAGGACACGACGCGGGCGACCATCACAAGCGAGATGCTTCGGGCGTACGTGCCCATTCCGGCGCACGGCACTCGGATTTTGCGCGAAAGCGACGCAGCGCTGGTCGGCAGTGTGGAAGGAACCGTCGGTGGAACGTCCAAGCTGGGGTGGAAGCGAATGTGGTACGGGGTCTTCACCATCATGAACGACATCCGCAACGGCGGTTTCGTGTACGACCGTGTGGTCTCGCTCCGGTTCGACTTTTTCGGTGCCTATGTCACCGGACGACACGTCGAAGACTACGGCCGGGTTGTATCGGCGGAAACGCTCGCGGAGTGGGTCGCCAACGCCGACGACCAGAGCATCTCCTTCCTGGCGGACCACGCGCGCACCGGCATCGATAACTGCTACACCGGCCCCACGGCGGCCTTGTTCACGCTGTGTGCGTGCTTCCACCTCAATTTGGAACGCACGTGCGCCTCGGTCGGGCGCGAGTACAACCAAGAGAAGATGGTGTTCAAGATGTCGATGCACATCTGCAACCACGCAGTGCCCATCACTGAATGTTGACAATGTCCGGTATCGAAAACAGCTCGACGGTGGAGGAAGTGAGGCGCATGTACGCCGCGAGTGGCTCCTCGCCCGTCCACGTCGAGACCGGCCCGCGGAACGTGAACTTCATCGTGCGCTTCGTAACCCGCGCGACCGTCACGTCCAGCACCAGACGGCCGATCACGACGGTTTTGGGCATGTAGTAGGCGAACAATCGCGCCCAGAACGCCTCTGGCACGTTGATTCCATTCATTCGAACGTGCGTCATTTTGGTCTGGACGGTTATGTAGCCGGCGCCGCTCGCCAATAACAGCGGACTTTGGCACGCCACGTAGAGATTACTCTGGGTCTTCAGTGTTAACACACCATCACTCAACTGCACGCACGTGCCATCCGGTTTGGGCATGCATAGCATGAGCATTCGCCTCACGATGGGCAACACCGCGATTTTGATGTGCGAGTTTCGTCGCAGTCTCCGCAGCGTCAAGTAGCAGACGATGCGCAGCAGCTCAATCAGGAACGCTCGAGTCGACAACGAGCCACATCGGAGAATGATGTGTAATAACACGCCAGTCGCGATGTTTCGCGCCAGCATTATATTGAATGCCAAATTGCATTTAACCCGTTTTAGGCGGAAAGGCGAATCGGTTTGGAACATCCTTTCCAAAACTCACCAAAAGACGCTTTTACCCCTCCCAAACGAAGATTTGGTCAGCAGCCGTACCAAATCCGGCATGGCGAACAAAAAATTGCGCAATTTCGTACCCACTACTTAACGAAGGAACTTGCATGCGTGAGTACTCAACAATCAGGCTAATTTCAAATAGACACTGAAATGATTTAAAAGAAATGTGTCCAATTGACCTGATTGTTGAGTACTCACGCATGCACGTTCCTTCGTTAAGTAGTGGGTGCGAAATTGCGCAATTTTTTGTTCGCTACATCGCCCAAATCTTCGTTTGGGGAGCATACAGTTTAAAAAAAAAGACGAATGATAATGAACTTTCCGTGTGATTGTCGAGGAGGCCGACTTCCGACGATTGACGATCCCAGACATTTGCCCACAATTTTGATTTTTTGGAGCGTTGAAAATACCGAGAGATGCGTTTCACTGACCGGACGAAACATCGAAATTCTGTCCAGATTTCCAAACGTGTTCTTTGCAATCAGTCACTTTGATGCAAACATGGACCTATGGCAAGCGCAAGGCTGGAATGATAGCCCAAGAATCGTGTACAGGTCGTGCGAGCGTGGCACGAAAGTCCATCAATGGAAAAAGCTGCTGCCTTCGATTGTAGAGATGTATGACTATGTATGGCTGTGCGACTGTGACTTGGGATTTGAACTGATTGACTTTAGTGTTGTGAACCAAGTACTGGCGTTCAATGGAGTATGGTTCTGTCAACCATCCATCGTCGGGAAAACGCCCGATACTCGCTCAACAGACGTAGCGCATTTGCGATATGATCCGACCAAGCCGATCGTCGAGTGGATCTGCAATCGTTCGGAAGTGCAAGCGCCGATCATGCGGACAAAGGCCTGGGGGCTCGTTCACGAACAGATTTGCCTGATGGATGACCGTTCTGATTGGGGCATTGATGCGTTTTGGGACGAAGTCTTCAACCACTCGCATCGACCTTTCCCACTGATCCATTCACCCCTTGTGCATTACGACTTTAGAAATGTGGAAGTGAATGGTGCTATCAGAGGTTGGGCACCCACGCCATTCGTGCACATCGACAACAGGCACGGCCGAATTGTGCAGTTTTGGGACGAGCATGGGCTGCACCATCGACCCGAATGACGACGCATCCCATCCATGCGGAAAACAAACAAAAAAGGCATCTCCCGCAAACGAAGATCTGGGAAGGAGGAACAAAAGAATCTTAGATGAAATGCGGATTTTCGTAGCCCTTTTAAATGGCGTGAGTACTCTATTTGGGCTACGAACCATGTGGGAAAAAACATTTCCGCGAAATACCCACGCCGGATTTTGTAAGGACTTTACGACCGTATCCTATACTAGATGGTATGTTGGATTCGTACATTTACTTACAAAATCCGGCGTGGGTATTTCGCGGAAATGTTGTTTCCCACATGG